AAATGAGCGACACATATAAAAGCTACCTAATAGCAGTGCTATGCTTCACGGTCTTAGCGATTGTACTCATGCCGTTTCTATACTTCACTACAGCGTGGTCAATTGCAGGATTCGCAAGTATCGCAACATTCATATTCTATAAAGAGTACTTTTATGAAGAATAAAAAAACTGCTACTTGCGACAACAAGTAACAGTTAAAGATAAGCATTTGTCTTAAATAATTATATAAGGAGTTATTAATATGACCTTACAACAAAAAATACTATCACATTTTGCAACATATGACAATTTCAATCCTGATGATGTAGTTGAAGTTTTTGGAGTATCGAAAACACATGCAAAATCCACACTTTCGAGACTTAAGAAAAAAGGAAAGGTTGAAATGGAAAGTTGGGGAAAATGGCGTGTTATCGAAGCACAATTACATTTAACTGTCGTCGAACGTAAAAAAGAAATTTTAGAAGAGCAATTTGAATTGTTAGCAAGATTGAATGAACAAAGTGATGACCCTAGAGAAATAGAAGATCGTATCAAGTTAATGATTCGTCTAGCTAACCAATTTTAAGGAGGATTTAATCAATGGCAATATTAGAAGATATTTTTGAAGAATTAAAACTATTAAATAAGAATTTACGTGTGTTAAATACTGAACTATCAACTGTGGATTCATCAATCGTACAAGAGAAAGTTAAAGAAGCACCAATGCCAAAAGAAGAAACAGCTCAACTGGAAACAATTGAAGAAGTTAAGGAAACGTCTACTGATTTAACTAAAGATTATATTTTATCAGTAGGAAAAGAGTTCCTTAAAAAAGCAGATACTTCTGATAAGAAAGAATTTAGAAATAAACTTAACGAACTTGGTGCGGATAAGCTATCTACTATCAAAGAAGAACATTATGAAAAAATTGTTGATTTCATGGAAGCGAGAATTAATGCATGAAGCTAGATCACTCAAATAGAGCTCATGCAAAGCTTAGTGCAAGTGGAGCAAAACAATGGCTAAACTGTCCACCGAGTATTAAGGCAAGTGAAGGTATTGCAGATAAAAGTTCAGTTTTTGCTGAAGAAGGTACATTCGCCCATGAATTAAGTGAGTTATATTTCAGTCTTAAATATGAAGGCCTAACACAGTTTGAGTTTAATAAAGCTTTTCAAAATTATAAGCGAAATCAATATTACAGTGAAGAGTTGCGTGAATATGTTGAAGAGTATGTAGCTAATGTAGAAGAAAAATATAACGAAGCTTTGAGTAGGGATAATGATGTAATAGCTTTATTTGAAACAAAATTGGATTTAGGTAAATACGTCCCTGAATCTTTTGGTACTGGTGATGTCATTATATTTTCAGGTGGTGTACTTGAAATTATTGACCTTAAATACGGTAAAGGCATTGAAGTTTCAGCTATAGATAATCCTCAACTTAGATTATATGGCTTGGGCGCATATGAACTGCTTAGTTTAATGTATGACATTCATACAGTTCGCATGACTATCATACAACCACGAATAGATAACTTTTCTACTGAAGAGTTACCAATATCAAGATTACTTCAATGGGGAACCGATTTTGTTAAACCATTAGCCAGACTTGCTTATAACGGTGAAGGTGAGTTTAAAGCAGGTAGTCATTGTAGATTCTGTAAGATAAAGCATTCATGTAGAACACGTGCAGAATACATGCAAAATGTGCCTCAAAAGCCACCACATTTGTTGAGTGATGAAGAGATTGCAGAACTTTTATATAAACTGCCTGACATCAAAAAATGGGCTGATGAAGTAGAGAAATATGCGTTAGAACAAGCGAAAGAGAATGATAAAACGTATCCAGGTTGGAAGCTAGTCACGGGACGTTCAAGGAGAGTGATAACTGATACAAAAGCAGTCCGAGACAGGTTAGTTGAAGCGGGTTATAAACCTGAAGATATTACAGAAACCAAGTTACTTAGCATTACGAATTTAGAAAAATTAATCGGCAAAAAAGCATTTTCTAAAATTGCAGAAGGCTTTATAGAAAAGCCGCAAGGTAAATTAACACTTGCTACTGAGTCAGATAAAAGGCCAGCTATAAAGTCATCTGCCGAAGATGATTTTGACGAACTATAAAAAATTAAAAAGGACGGTATATAAACATGAAAGCACAATTAAAAAATGAAACTAAAGTGATTACAGGAAAAGTAAGAGCATCATATGCACATATTTTTGAACCGCACAGTATGGATGAAAGCACACCAAAAAAATATTCGGTTTCACTTATTATTCCTAAAGAAGACACCCAAATGGTCGAGATTATCGAAAAAGCAATTGAGAATGCAAAAGAAGCATTTAAAGGTAAATGGAACGGCAAGATACCTAATAACTTGAAAACGCCATTACGTGATGGAGACATTGATCGTGAAGATGATCCGAATTATGAAAATGCGTATTTTATTAATGCTACAAGTCAAAATGCACCAGGTGTAGTTAGTCCTGCCATGGTTCGTTTGAACGAACCTGGTTCAGTTGTTAGCGGAGACTATATCAGAGCTGTAATCAATTTCTATGGTTATAACGTAAATGGAAATAAAGGAATTGCAGCAGGGCTCAACAACATTCAACTTGTAGAAAAAGGCGAACCTCTTGGCGGTGCAAGTGCAGCAGAAGATGATTTCGATGAATTAGACACTGATGATGAGGATTTCTTATAAGTCAATAGGTGGGGTTTTTAGCCCCACTTTAATTTTAAAGAAATTGAGGTGTCAAGAATTTGAAATTTATGAATATAGATATTGAAACATATAGCAGTAACGATATTTCGAAATGTGGTGCCTATAAATACACAGAAGCTGAAGATTTCGAAATTTTAATTATAGCTTATTCAATAGATGGTGGACCGATTAGTGCGATTGACATGACTAAAGTAGATAATGAGCCTTTCCACGCTGATTATGAGACGTTTAAAATTGCTCTTTTTGACCCTGCTGTAAAAAAGTATGCATTCAATGCTAATTTCGAAAGAACTTGTCTTGCTAAACATTTTAATAAACAGATGCCACCTGAAGAGTGGATTTGCACAATGGTTAATTCAATGCGTATTGGCTTACCTGCTTCACTTGATAAAGTCGGAGAAGTTTTAAGGTTACAAAATCAAAAAGATAAAGCAGGTAAAAATTTAATCCGTTATTTTTCTATGCCATGTAAACCAACAAAAGTTAATGGTGGTAGAACAAGAAATCTACCTGAGCACGACCCTGAGAAATGGCAACAATTTATTGATTATTGTGTAAGAGATGTTGAAGTAGAAATGACGATTGCTAATAAAATTAAAGATTTTCCAGTAACTGAAATTGAACAAGCATATTGGGTTTTTGACCAACATATAAATGATAGAGGTATTAAGCTTTCTAAATCATTGATGTTAGGTGCTAATGTGCTTGATAAGCAGAGTAAAGAAGAATTGCTTAAACAAGCAAAACATATAACAGGTTTAGAAAATCCTAATAGTCCTACACAGTTATTGGCTTGGTTAAAGGATGAACAAGGATTAGATATACCTAATCTACAAAAGAAAACGGTTCAGGATTACTTAAAAGAAGCCACAGGAAAAGCTAAAAAAATGCTAGAAATTAGATTGCAAATGTCTAAAACCAGTGTGAAAAAATATAACAAAATGCATGACATGATGTGCAGTGATGAACGGGTAAGAGGTCTGTTTCAATTCTACGGTGCCGGTACTGGAAGATGGGCAGGTAGAGGTGTACAACTTCAGAATTTAACAAAGCATTATATTTCAGATACTGAATTAGAAATAGCAAGAGATCTTATTAAAGAACAACGTTTTGACGATTTAGATTTATTACTCAATGTTCATCCTCAAGACTTATTAAGTCAATTAGTTAGGACGACATTTACTGCTGAAGAAGGTAATGAACTAGCAGTAAGTGATTTTTCTGCAATAGAGGCAAGAGTCATAGCATGGTATGCAAAAGAACAATGGCGTTTAGATGTGTTCAACACACACGGAAAGATATATGAAGCATCGGCTTCTCAAATGTTTAATGTACCGGTAGAAAGCATAACTAAAGGCGACCCTCTCAGACAAAAAGGAAAAGTGTCCGAATTAGCTTTAGGCTATCAAGGTGGCGCTGGAGCTTTAAAAGCAATGGGTGCATTGGAAATGGGCATTGAAGAAAATGAATTACAAGGTTTAGTTGATAGTTGGCGTAACGCAAATCCTAACATAGTTAATTTTTGGAAGGCTTGCCAAGAGGCTGCAATTAATACTGTAAAATCTCGAAAGACGCACCATACACATGGACTTAGATTTTACATGAAAAAAGGTTTTCTAATGATTGAATTGCCTAGTGGAAGAGCTTTAGCTTATCCGAAAGCTTCAGTTGGTGAAAATAGTTGGGGTAGTCAAGTTGTTGAATTTATGGGCTTAGATCTTAACCGTAAATGGTCAAAGTTAAAAACGTATGGTGGGAAGTTAGTCGAGAATATTGTTCAAGCAACTGCAAGGGATTTACTTGCGATTTCTATAGCAAGGCTTGAAGCATCAGGTTTTAAAATAGTTGGTCATGTCCATGATGAAGTAATTGTAGAAATACCTAGAGGTTCAAATGGACTTAAGGAAATCGAAACTATCATGAATAAGCCGGTTGAATGGGCAGAAGGTTTAAATTTGAATAGCGACGGATTTACATCTCCCTTCTATATGAAGGATTAGGAGGATAGATTATGACAATAAAGCAATGAGTCATAAAGAAGTTAGCAATGTGATTGAAAACTATAAGACAAGCATGAGGGATGAAGAACTATATGACGAATGTATGTCGTTTGGTCTGCCTAATTGTTAAAAGGAGTGATGACCATGACAGGTAGCGCACGCAAAAAATACTTAAGCCGATTTTTCGGCTCTAAGAGATATCTGTATCAGGATAACGAACGAGTGGCACATATCCATGTAGTGAACGGCACTTATTACTTTCATGGGCATATCGTGCCAGGTTGGCAAGGCGTGAAACAGACATTTGATACAGCCGAAGAGCTCGAAATATATATAAAGCAACATGGTTTGAAATACGAGGAACAGAAGCAACTAACTTTATTTTAAAAGGGCGGAAACAATGAAAATCAAAATTGAAAAAGAAATGAATTTACCTGAACTTATCCAATGGGCTTGGGATAACCCCAAGTTATCAGGTAATAAAAGATTCTATTCAAATGATGTTGAGCGCAACTGTTTTGTGACTTTTCATGTTGATAGCATCTTATGTAATGTGACTGGATATGTATCAATTAACGATAAATTTACTGTTCAAGAGGAGATATAACAATGAAAATCAAAGTTAAAAAAGAAATGAGATTAGATGAATTAATTAAATGGGCATGGGATAACCCTGGATTAGCAACAGGAAGAAATTTTTATCCACAAACCAAGAGTGATATTGATTATAAGTGCTTCTCTCTTTATGACGGAAGAAATTGTATCATAAAAGGTTTTGTATCAGCTGATGATACTTTTGAAGTCGAATTTGAAGAAGATATTACAGAAGAGACTAAGGTTGATAGGTTGATTGAATTATTCGAGATTCAAGAAGGAGACTATAACTCTACACTATATGAGAACACTAGTATAAAAGAATGTTTATATGGCAGATGTGTGCCTACTAAAGCATTCTATATCTTAAACGATGACATGACGATGACATTGATTTGGAAAGATGGGGAGTTGGTAGAATGATGCAAACCTATAAAGTAAGTCTTTGTATCAAGTTCTTAGCATCTAAATGTGATTACAAAATAAAAAAGCATTATTTTGTGCAAAGTATAAATGAGGAAGAAGCTAAGAATATGGCATTAAAACTGACTCGTAAAAAACTCCCATTCAAAACTGCAAGCATAGAGGTCGAAAAAGTGGAGGTAGTAGAATGATGCCGAAATATCGAGTATGGGACACCGAAACAAAAAAGATGTGTGAGGTTGTGGCGTTAGATCTTCACAATAGCGAAGTTAGTTATTCAACTAAAGAAAATGAATACGGCAAGGTTATAAAGGAGTTTATAAAGACTGAGAAAATGGCAGATGTAGAACTTATGCAGTCAATTGGTATAAATCTGTGGGGAAGAGAATTATACGAGGGCGATATATTAAAAGTCGTATCAACGAAACTGTGGGGCATCGAACGGGATAAAACATACATTTATTTAGATGCTACAGGCGTAGTCACTCGAAACGCTATTGGCACTATAATTGGCGACGTACATCTATTGAGAGTTTTTGAGGCTGAAGAAGTTCGTGAAATGCCAACTATTGAATACTTGGGCAATAAGTTTGAAAATCCGGAGTTACTGGAGGTGCCAGAATGAACTATGAAACAGGGTTCCAACTAGGTGTAATGGACGCTAGGTTGAAGAAGATGAGAAAACAACGTGATGAGTACAAGAAGCAACGCGATGAGCTTATCGTGGATATAGCTAAGTTAAGAGAGCGTAACGAAGAGCTGGAGAACATGTGGCGCACAGTCAAAAATGAATTGCTTGGAAGATACGAATTTTACCGTTTTAGACTTAACGAACTACAGATTGAGAGTAGAGCGAACAAGGCAGTAGCTATAAACATGGGAGCTAAAATCAACGCAAGTGCTATATTGTACCGAATGGACAAATTAGACGGAACAAATGAGTTCTACGAATTTTTAGGACAAATGGAGGATGACACTAATGAATAACCGTGAACAAATAGAACAGTCCGTTATAAGTGCTAGTGCGTATAACGGTAATGACACAGAGGGATTACTAAAAGAGGTTGAAGACGTGTATAAGAAAGCGCAAGCGTTTGATGAAATACTTGAGGGAATGACAAATGCTATTCAACATTCAGTTAAAGAAGGTATTGAACTTGATGAAGCAGTAGGGATTATGGCAGGTCAAGTTGTCTATAAATATGAGGAGGAACAGGAAAATGACTAACACATTAACAATTGATCAGTTACAAGAGTTATTACAAATACAAAAGAAGTTCGACGATAGAATACCGACTAGAAATTTAAATGACACAGTAGCTAGTATGATTATTGAATTTGCGGAGTGGGTTAACACACTTGAGTTTTTTAAAAATTGGAAGAAACAACCAGGTAAGCCATTAGATACACAATTAGATGAGATTGCTGATTACTTAGCTTTCAGTTTGCAATTAACTTTGACTATTGTTGATGAAGAAGATTTGGAAGAAACTACTGAGGTTATGGTTGATTTGATTGAAAATGAAGTTACTTTACCTAAACTACATTCAGTTTATTTTGTTCATGTAATGCATACACTAACAGAACAATTTGTAAAAGGTATTGATAATAGTATTGTACAAGTTTTAATAATGCCTTTTTTGTACGCCAATACTTACTATACAATCGACCAACTCATTGACGCATACAAAAAGAAAATGAAAAGGAACCACGAAAGACAAGATGGAACAGCAGACGCAGGAAAAGGATACGTGTAAAGACATCTTAGATCGAGTCAAGGAGGTTTTGGGGAAGTGACACAATACTTAGTCACAACATTCAAAGATTCAACAGGACTACCACATGAACATATTACTGTGGCTAGAGATAATCAGACGTTTACAGTTGTTGAGGCAGAGAATAAAGAAGAAGCAAAAGAGAAGTATGAGGCACAAGTTAAAAGGGATGCAATTATTAAAGCGAGTCAGTTGTTTGAAAATATAAGGGAGTGTGGGAAATGAATCAGCTGAGAATTTTATTATATGACGGTAGTAGTTTGATATTACATGAAGATGAATTATTTAAAGAAATGGTATTTGTTTTGGATGATTTTAGAAATGATGATGACTATTTAACGATAGAAAAAGATTATGGCAGAGAACTTGTATTGAATAAAGGATATATTGTTGGGCTTAATGTTGAGGAGGCGGACGATGATTAAACAAATACTAAGACTATTATTCTTACTAGCGATGTATGAGCTAGGTAAGTATGTAACTGAGCAAGTATATATTATGATGACGGCTAATGATGATGTAGAGGCGCCGAGTGATTTCGCAAAGTTGAGCGAACAGTCAGATTTGATGAGGGCGGAGGTATCGGAGTAGATGATGTGGTTAATCATAGCAATTATATTACTAGTCATCTTATTGTTTGGTGTGATGTTGCAAGCTGAACAGTTAAAAGGCGATGTGAAAGTTAAAGAGCGAGAGATAGAAATATTAAGAAGTAGATTGAGACATTTTGAAGATTAAACATATTTGTATGGAGGGTATTCATGACTAAAAAGAAATATGGATTAAAATTATCAACAGTTCGAAAGTTAGAAGATGAGTTGTGTGATTATCCTAATTATCATAAGCAACTCGAAGATTTAAGAAGTGAAATAATGACACCGTGGATTCCAACAGATACAAATATAGGCGGGGAGTTTGTACCGTCTAATACATCGAAAACAGAAATGGCAGTAACTAATTATCTTTGTAGTATACGAAGAGGTAAAATCCTTGAGTTTAAGAGTGCGATTGAACGTATAATCAACACATCAAGTAGGAAAGAACGCGAATTCATTCAAGAGTATTATTTTAACAAAAAGACTTTGATTGCGGTATGTTATGACATACACATTTCTGAAAGTACAGCGCATAGAATTAAGAAGAAGATAGTTTCTAAACTAGCCGAAGAATTAGGGGAATACTAAAATTGACAGTAAAATGACAGTTTTTGACACCTAAAACGAGATATTATGATATTGTAAGAATTATCTTAAGACGTGGGGTAATAGCCACAACAGATGTTCTCATCGATGTGATTGAGAAGTGACAAACATATAAAAGATGATATGTTACGCTATTAATCACTTACTACCTGCCTATATGGTGGGTAGTTTAATTCTTGCATTTTGAGTCATAACTATTTTCCTCCTTTCACATTTATTGAACGTAGCTCCTGCACGAGATGTAGGGGCATTTTTATATTTAAAAAATAACAAGAGTAATTAACGTAAAGGCGTGTGATACAGTGAAAACAATTGATTAAATTAACACCGAAGCAAGAAAAGTTTGTGCTAGGACTCATAGAGGGCAAGAGCCAACGGAAAGCATATATTGACGCAGGGTATTCGACTAAAGGTAAGAGTGGGGAATATCTAGATAAAGAAGCGAGTACACTTTTTAAAAATCGGAAGGTTTCCGGAAGGTACGAAAAATTGCGTCAAGAAGTAGCTGAACAATCAAAATGGACACGCCAAAAGGCCTTTGAAGAATATGAGTGGCTAAAGAATGTAGCTAAGAATGACATTGAAATAGAGGGAGTGAAGAAAGCGACAGCTGATGCATTCCTCGCTAGTTTAGATGGTATGAATAGAATGACGTTAGGTAACGAAGTTTTAGCTAACAAGAAAATAGAAACTGAAATTAAGATGCTTGAGAAGAAGATTGAACAAATAGATAAAGGTGACAGTGGAACAGAAGATAAAATCAAACAACTTCACGACGCAATAACGGAAGTGATCGTCAATGAATAAACTTAAATCTTTATATACGGACAAACAAATTGAAATATTGAAGCAAACGCAAAAACAAGATTGGTTTATGTTAATTAATCACGGAGCAAAGCGTACAGGTAAAACAATATTAAACAATGACTTATTTTTACGTGAGTTAATGCGTGTGCGAAAGATAGCAGACGAAGAAGGAATTGAGACACCTCAATATATACTTGCTGGTGCAACATTAGGTACGATTCAAAAAAACGTACTAATAGAGTTAACTAACAAATATGGCATTGAGTTTAATTTTGATAAATATAATTCATTCATGTTATTTGGCGTTCAAGTGGTTCAGACAGGTCACAGTAAAGTAAGTGGTATAGGAGCTATACGTGGTATGACATCGTTTGGTGCATATATCAATGAAGCGTCGTTAGCGCATGAAGAGGTGTTTGACGAGATTAAGTCACGTTGTAGTGGAACTGGTGCAAGAATATTGGTAGATACCAACCCTGACCATCCCGAGCATTGGTTGTTGAAAGATTATATTGAAAATACAGATCCTAAAGCAGGTATACTGAGTCACCAATTTAAGCTCGATGACAATAACTTTCTTAATGATAGATATAAAGAGTCTATTAAGGCTTCAACACCATCAGGTATGTTCTATGAACGTAATATCAACGGTATGTGGGTGTCTGGTGACGGTGTAGTATATGCCGACTTTGATTTGAATGAGAATACGATTAAAGCAGATGAACTGGACGACATACCTATCAAAGAATACTTTGCTGGTGTCGACTGGGGTTACGAGCACTATGGATCTATTGTGTTAATAGGACGAGGTATAGATGGTAACTTTTATTTTATTGAGGAGCACGCACACCAATTTAAGTTTATTGATGATTGGGTGGTTATTGCAAAAGATATTGTAAGTAGATATGGCAATATTAATTTTTACTGCGATACTGCACGACCTGAATACATCACTGAATTTAGAAGACATAGATTACGTGCAATTAACGCTGATAAAAGTAAACTATCGGGTGTAGAGGAAGTTGCTAAGTTGTTCAAACAAAACAAGCTACTTGTTCTATATGATAATATGGACAGGTTTAAGCAAGAGGTATTTAAATATGTTTGGCACCCTACAAACGGAGAGCCTATAAAAGAATTTGATGATGTGTTGGACTCGTTAAGATATGCCATATACACACATACTAAACCCGAACGATTAAGGAGGGGGAAATGACATTGTATAAGTTAATAGATGATATTGAAGCACAAGGAATATTGCCTAAGCATATTGAGGCTCTAATAGAGTCACATAAAGACGATAGAGAGAGAATGGTTAATCTCTATAATAGATACAAGACACATATTGATTATGTACCAATATTCAAACGTCGGCCAATTGAAGAAAAAGAAGATTTTGAAACCGGCGGAAATGTAAGGCGATTAGACGTGTCTGTTAATAACAAACTTAACAACTCTTTTGACAGTGAAATTGTTGATACACGTGTTGGTTATTTACATGGTGTTCCTGTTACTTATGATTTAGATGAAAACGCAGAAAAAAACGAAAAGTTGAAAAAGTTTATAACCAACTTTGCCATTAGAAATAGTGTTGATGATGAGGATTCTGAAATAGGTAAAATGGCAGCAATTTGCGGATATGGTGCTAGGTTAGCATATATTGATACGAATGGTGATATTAGGATTAAGAATATAGATCCCTATAATGTTATTTTTGTTGGCGACAATATTTTAGAACCTACATACTCATTGCGCTACTTTTATGAAAAAGATGATGATAATGGCGCTGATTATGTGTACGCAGAGTTTTACGATAATACTTATTATTATGTATTTCGAGGAGAAGGTATTGACGCTTTGCAAGAAGTTGGACGATATGAACATTTATTTGATTACAATCCATTGTTTGGTGTACCTAACAACAAAGAGATGATAGGAGATGCTGAAAAAGTTATTCACTTAATTGACGCATATGATTTAACAATGAGCGATGCATCAAGTGAGATTAGTCAGACACGTTTAGCATACCTTGTGTTACGCGGTATGGGTATGAGCGAAGAAATGATTCAAGAAACACAAAAGAGTGGCGCATTTGAGTTGTTCGACAAAGATATGGACGTTAAATACTTAACAAAAGACGTAAATGACACAATGATTGAGAACCATTTAGATCGAATCGAAAAGAATATCATGCGTTTTGCAAAGTCAGTAAACTTTAATTCTGACGAGTTTAATGGAAATGTGCCTATCATTGGAATGAAACTTAAGCTTATGGCTTTAGAGAACAAGTGTATGACGTTTGAGCGTAAGATGACAGCGATGTTACGTTACCAATTCAAAGTTATTTTATCTGCATTAAAGCGTAAAGGGTACAACTTGGATGATGATAGTTATTTAAACCTGATATTTAAGTTCACTCGTAACATTCCAGTTAATAAGTTAGAAGAATCACAAGTGCTAATTAACCTGAAGGGACAAGTTTCAGAACGAACAAGGTTAGGACAATCACAACTAGTTGATGATGTTGATTACGAATTAGACGAAATGGAAAAAGAAAGTCTTGAATTTAATGACAAATTACCTGACGTATATGAAGGTGACCCAAATGACAAATCCCAAAATAACCAATCAGAATGATATTGATGAGTATATCGAGGGTTTAATCTCTAAAGCAGAAAAACCAATAGAACAACTATTTGCTAATCGACTTAAAGAGATAAAACAAATCATCGCAGATATGTTTGAAAAGTATCAAAGTGATGATGTATATGTTACATGGACTGAATTCAATAAATACAACAGGCTCAATAAGGAGTTAACTCGTATAGGTACAATGTTGACTGATGACTATAGGCAAGTAGCTAAGATGATTCAGAAGTCACAGGAAGATGCTTATATCGAAAAGTTCCTTATGAGCCTTTATTTATATGAAATGGCGAGTCAAACATCTATGCAGTTTGATGTTCCAAGTAAAGAGGTAATCAAATCAGCTATTGAACAACCCATCGAGTTCATTCGTTTAATGCCGACACTACAAAAACATCGTGATGAAGTGTTGAAAAAGATACGCATGCACATTACACAAGGCATTATGAGCGGGGAGGGGTACTCTAAGATAGCAAAAGCAATACGCGATGATATCGGCATGTCTAAAGCTCAATCATTGCGTGTGGCTCGTACAGAAGCAGGCAGAGCGATGTCTCAAGCTGGATTAGATAGCGCAATGGTTGCTAAAGATAATGGTTTGAAGATGAAGAAACGTTGGCATGCTACCAAAGATACACGAACACGCGATACTCATCGTCATTTAGATGGGGAATCAGTGGAAATAGATCAGAATTTTAAATCAAGTGGGTGTGTTGGGCAGGCGCCCAAGCTATTTATTGGTGTAAACAGTGCGAAAGAGAATATTAATTGTCGTTGCAAATTACTTTATTACATTGATGAAGATGAATTACCAACTGTAATGAGAGCGCGTAATGACGATGGTAAAAATGAAGTTATCCCGTTCATGACTTATCGTGAGTGGGAGGAATATAAGCGAAAAGGTGGTTGAAAAATGGAACGTAATACAGTGAATATTGATTTGGTGGATTACAACGAATTGCTTATTAAAGCTGAAAAATACGACGCTTTACCGAAGAAAAAGGAATCGGAATTCGGTTCAGATTATGATGTTATAGCTTCGTATAGTCCTGACACTTGCTTCATAGAAGTAGAGGGAGATGTAGACTTCAACAAATTCAAAGAATACAAAAACAACGTTAAGAAAATGGTAATTACTTTTAAATAAGTTATCACCTTACTACTCGACCTTAGCATGTCGTTAAACTGCTTTTTATTATGCACTTTTCGGACTGTTACGGTACGCAAAGGGCAAAAAGGAGTTTTGATATATGAATATCGAAGAAGTTAAGTCTTTTTTTGAAGAACACAAAGACGATAAAGAAGTAAAAGATTATCTAAATGGACTTAAGACGGTGTCAGTTGATGACGTTAAAGGCTTTTTAGATACAGAAGAAGGTAAACGATTCATTCAACCTGAATTAGATCGTTATCATTCGAAAGGATTAGAGTCGTGGAAAGAAAAAAATCTAGAGAATCTAATCGAAAAAGAAGTACAGAAGCGTAATCCTGAACAATCAGAAGAACAAAAACGCATTAGTGCTCTTGAAAAAGAGTTAGAAAAACGTGATGCAGAAGCAAAACGTGAAAAACTAAGAAGTAATGCATTGGGTAAAGCGCAAGAACTAAATTTACCAACCTCCTTAGTTGATAGATTTTTAGGCGACTCTGATGAAGATACTGAGCAAAACTTAAAAGCTTTAAAAGAAACTTTTGACAAGTATGTTCAAGAAGGTGTTGAGTCTAAATTTAAATCGAGTGGAAGAGATGTTAAAGAATCACAAAATCAAGGTTTAGACTCTTCAAATGTAAAGTCCATTGAAGAAATGGCGAAAGAAATCAATATTAGAAAATAAAGTGAGGTAATAAAATATGGCAACTCCAACATACACGCCAGGCAATGTTATTTTATCGGATTTTAAAAACGGCGTTATTCCAGCAGAACAAGGTACTTTAATCATGAAAGACATTATGGCTAATTCAGCAATTATGAAATTAGCTAAAAATGAGCCAATGACAGCACAAAAGAAAAAATTTACTTACTTAGCTAAAGGTGTAGGCGCCTACTGGGTATCAGAAACGGAACGTATTCAAACTTCTAAGCCTGAATATGCACAAGCAGAAATGGAAGCTAAGAAAATTGGTGTAATTATTCCGTTATCAAAAGAGTTTCTTAAATGGACTGCAAAAGATTTCTTTAATGAGGTTAAACCTCTAATTGCAGAGGCATTTTACAAAGCGTTTGACCAAGCTGTTATCTTTGGTACTAAATCACCTTATAACACTTCAACTAGTGGTAAACCACTTGTAACAGGTGCAGAAGAGAAAGGTAATGTGGTTAATGATTCTAAAGATTTATACGTAGACCTTTCAGCGTTAATGGCTACTATTGAAGATGAAGAATTAGATCCAAACGGAGTATTAACTACACGTTCATTCAGAAGTAAAATGCGTAATGCTTTAGATGCTAATGACAGACCATTATTTGATGCTAACGGGAACGAGATTATGGGATTACCACTATCTTATACTGGAGCGGATGTATACGACAAAAAGAAATCGTTAGCACTAATGGGTGACTGGGATTACGCACGTTATGGTATCTTACAAGGTATCGAATATGCGATTTCAGAGGATGCAACTTTAACAACATTACAAGCATCTGATGCATCTGATCAACCGGTATCATTATTCGAACGTGATATGTTCGCTTTACGTGCGACGATGCATATTGCATACATGAACGTTAAACCAGAAGCGTTCGCAACGCTTAAACCAACTGAATAGGAGGAGATATGATGGCTAATCCTGCAGAAGAGATTAAGGTAAAAAAAGACGATGTGACCATTACTGTTACAAAGAAGGCGTTTGACTCTTATTACAGTCTTGTTGGTTACAAAGAGGTTAAATCACGCCGTACTACGTCTGATAAGAGCGAGTGATAAAAATGACTCTTTATGAAGATGTTAAACTTTTGCTCAAGAAAAATGGAGTAGAAGTTAAAAGTGATGAAGAAGAAATATTTAAGATGGAAGTTGACGGAATACTAGAAGATGTTAGGGATATAACAAACAATGATTTCATGAAAGATGGTCAAGTTATTTATCCTTACTCAATCAAAAAGTATGTCGCAGACGTTCTAGAGTATTATCAACGTCCTGAGGTTAAAAGAAACTTAAAATCTAGAAGCATGGGGACAGTATCGTACACTTATAACGATGGTGTTCCTGACTACATTAGTGGGGTACTAAACAGGTATAAACGAGCGAAGTTTCATCCTTTTAGGCCTATAAAATAGAGGTGTTGTTTGTGTTTAACCCGTACGACGAATTCCCTCACACTATTTCTATTGGAAGTATCAAAAAAGTAGGAGAGTATCCAATTATACAAGAGCGCTTTGTAAGCGATAAAACAATTGATGGATTTATGGATACGCCTACTACATCTGAACAACTAAAATTTCATCAAATGTCCCTTGAATACGACAGAAACCTATACGTACCTTATGACTTGCCAATATCTAAAAACAATCTATTTGAGTATGAGGGTAGAATCTTTAGTATTATAGGTGATTCTGTAGATCAGGGCGGACAACATGAAATTAAGTTACTACGACTTAAGCAGGTGCCATATGGCAAAGGTTAAGTATGGTGCTGATAGCATGGTTGTTGAATTGGATAAGTTCGATAAGAAAATAGAAGAGTGGGTTAAAAAAGGTATCGCTAAAACAACGATGAAGATATATAACACTGCTGTCGCATTAGCTCCTGTTGACTCAGGTTTCTTGAAAGAAAGTATAGATTTTCGGTTTGAAAATAGTGGTTTAACTGGAGTTATCAATGTAGGTGCGAATTACAGTTTATACATTGAGTACGGCACAGGTATTTATGCCACTAAAGGTAGTCGCGCTAAAAAGATACCGTGGAGTTATAAAGACGCTAACGGTAAATGGCATACTACTAAAGGACAAGCGCCACAACCGTTTTGGAACCCTGCAATTGACGTAGGACGCAAGACATTCGAGCAGTATTTTTCATAGAGGTGGTTAAATATGTGGGTATCAGTTGAGCCTGAACTTACAAATCAAATATATAAAAGATTAATCTCAGACCTTAACATTAACAAACTAGTTGATGATAGGGTCTTTGACGTTGTTCAAGATGACGCTGTTTACCCATATATTGTTGTGGGTGAATCAAACGTCACTAACAACGAATCTAGCGCAACAATGAGAGAAACAGTCGGTATTGTCATACATGTGTATTCACAGTTCGCTACACAATACGAGGCTAAGCTCATTTTAAGCGCGATAGGCTACGTGCTTAACAGGCCTATAGAAATAGATAATTATGAATTTCAATTTAGTCGTATCGATAGTCAAGCAGTATTTCCTGATATAGATAGGTTTACTAAGCATGGCACGATACGGCTTTTATTTAAGTACAGACATAAAAAGAAAAACGAAGGAGTGTATTAAATGGCGCAAAAAAACTATTTAGCGGTTGTACGTCCAGCTGAAACAGATTTAGATCCAGTAGAATCTTTATTATTAGCTGACTTACAAGAGGGCGGACATACAATTGAAAATGATTTAGCTGAAATAGTACGAGGCGGTAAAACGGACTATTCTTCTAACGCAATGTCAGAAGAAGTTAAATTGACAATTGGCAACGTGCCAGGAGACAAAGGTATTGCAGCAATGAAGCATGCAGTACAAACAGGCGGACAAGTACGCTTATGGCTTTATGAGCGTAATAAACGTGCTGATGGTAAATATCATGGTGTGTTTGGTTATGCTGTTCCTGAATCATTTGAAATGTCGTTTGATGATGAAGACAACAAAATTGAATTAACATTAAAAATTAAATGGAATACAGCAGAAGGTGCTGAAGATAACTTGCCGAAAGAGTGGTTTGAAGCTGCAGGTGCGCCTACAGTTGAATACGAAAAATTCGGCGAAAAAGTCGGAACATTCGAGAATCAAAAGAAAGCTAGTGTTGTATCTGATTCACACACGGAAGACCATTCTCTGTAAACGAATAGATCAAGGGGGCATACGCTCCCTATTTTTTTATACAAAATTTGAAAAGAGGTATACATTTTGACTGAATTTAATCCAATTACAACATTAAAAATTAACGACGGAGAAAAAGATTACGAAGTAGAAGCGAAAGTATCTTTTGCATTTGACCAAAAAGCAGAAAAGTTCTCACAAGAAACCACTGATGAAAACGGTAGAAAAGGAACGACACCAGGATTTAATGTTATTTTCAATGGCTTATTAGAATCTCGTAACAAAGCGATTTTGCAGTTTTGGGAATGTGCAACAGCTTACCTAAAAAACCCGCCAACTCGCGAACAGTTAGAAAAAGCAATTGATGATTTCATTACTGAGAGCGAAGACACTTTACCACTATTACAAGGTGCTTTAGACAAACTTAACAACAGTGGTTTTTTCAAGAGAGAGAGTCGCTCGTACTGGATGACGTTGCACAAAGCAGTGAGCATGTCGAAGAGCGACGACAAAGAGATGACAAAAATGGGTGTAGAAATGATGAAAGAGAATTACAAGGAAATCATGGGCGCAGAACCTTACACGATTACTCAAAAGTAAGACAATTAACAGCTAGATACTTAGGTTACATTCCTGAGCATGAACTGTTAGCTTTAACGCCTACTGAATGGCGTGATTGGCTCATTGGTGGTCAGGATAGATATTTAGACCAAAGACAGCTAGTTATCGAACAAGCGCAAGCTAATGGCTTAGTACAAGCTTCTAAAAAGTTAACAGGAATGGCTCGTGACGTTGAGAAACAGCGTTACGAAATAAGAGAACCTGGTAGCTATGCACGTGTACAACAGGCTAGATTAGCAGACGAAAAAAGAAAACGTGCCATGTTCAAAGAAGGTACGAGAAAATTCCTTGAATCGAAAGGAGGTTAGCTTTTGGATACTCATTTTATGGCAAAGATCATGGCTAATATTAGAGACTTTCAAAATAACGTAAGGAAAGCTCAACGATTAGCAAAAACAGCAGTGCCAAATGAAATTGAAACAGATGTAAAAGCGGATATTTCAAGATTCCAAAGAGCTTTACAGCGGGCTAAAGCTATGGCACAAAAATGGCGAGAGCATAATGTTAAGATTGATGGTAATAATTCGCCGTTAAAACGTGCAATTACTAGCGCCAGAACAATGTTAGCTACATTGCACACCAAAACAGTAAAAGTTAATTTTGATACAAGGGGTATGACAAAAGCTCAAATACTGACTAAAGCGCTAAACAAATCCTTAACCGAATACGGCGAAAAAATGGACGCTTTGGCTTCTAAAATACGTACATTTGGTACTATTTTTGCACAACAAGTTAAAGGTTTAATGATCGCTAGTATACAAGCTTTAATACCAGTAATTGCTGGCTTAGTACCTGCGATAATGGCGGTACTTAATTCGGTTGGTGTATTAGGTGGTGGCGTTCTAGGATTAGCTGGGGCATTCAGTATTGCTGGTGCAGGTGCAGTAGCATTTGGTTCTATGGCAATTAGTGCTATTAAAATGCTCAAAGATGGAACGTTACAAGTAACTAAAGAAACACAAGCTTACCAATCGGCTTTAAATGGTGTTAAAACAACTTGGCAAGATATCATCAAACAAAATCAAGCACAAATATTCAACACATTAGCGAATGGTTTAAACACAATTAAAACAGCCTTAATTGCATTAAAACCTTTTATATCTGGCGTAGCTCAATCTATGGAACAAGCTTCTCAGAAAGTGTTGAAATGGGCTCAAAATAGCCAAACAGCACAAAAGTTCTTTAACATGATGAATACAACAGGTGTTAAGACGTTTGACGCTTTATTAAGCGCGGCAGGTCGTTTTGGTGATGGATTAGTGAATGTGTTCACTCAATTAGCACCATTATTTTTGTGGGTAGCTAATGGCTTAGATAGTTTAGGACAAAAATTCCAGAACTGGGCTAACAGTGTAGCAGGACAAAATGCGATACAAGCATTCATCGAATACACAAAGACAAACTTGCCTAAATTAGGGCAAATATTTGGTAATGTATTTTCTGGAATTGGCAATTTAATGATTGCTTTTGGACAAAACAGTTCAAACATATTTGATTGGCTGGTTAAGTTAACCTCTCAATTTAGAGCGTGGTCAGAACAAGTAGGTCAATCACAAGGGTTTAAAGACTTTATAAGTTATGTTCAAGAGAATGGTCCTACTATTATGCAGTTAATCGGTAATATCGTAAAAGCGTTAGTGGCATTTGGTACTGCAATGGCTCCTATAGCTAGTAAATTACTAGATTTCATTACTAATTTAGCTGGATTTATCGCCAAACTATTCGAAACACACCCAGCAGTCGCTCAAATTATCGGTGTTATGGGTATTTTAGGTGGCGTATTTTGGGCTTTAATGGCTCCGATCGCAGCTGTTAGCAGTGTATTAAGTAATGTGTTTAGTATGACTTTATTGAACGTTGTCAAAAGAATACTGGATTTAACTAGAATAACTGGATTGGTAAGTAAAGCGTTTGGTTTATTGGCTGGTGCTTTCACAAGTGTTTCTTGGCCAGTATTAGCAGTGATTGCCGTAATTGGCGCATTCATTGGCATTCTTGTTTATTTATGGAAAACAAACGAGAATTTCAGAAAAACAATAACTGAATCTTGGAACGGTATTAAAACAGCAGTTTCCGGTGCGATTCAAGGTGTAGTAGATTGGTTAACTCAATTGTGGGGCAAAATTCAATCAACATTACAGCCAATCATGCCTATTTTGCAAATGTTAGGTCAAATATTCATGCAAGTTTTAGGTGTTTTAGTCATAGGTATCATCACAAACGTTATGAATATCATACAAGGTTTGTGGACGTTAATTACAATCGCGTTCCAAGCCATAGGAACAGTGATATCCGTAGCAGTCCAAATCATAGTAGGTTTATTCACTGCTTTGATTCAGTTGCTTACTGGCGACTTCTCAGGTGCTTGGGAGACTATTAAAACTACAGTTACCAATGTGCTTGATACGATTTGGCAATACATGCAATCAGTTTGGGAGTCAATTATCGGCTTTTTAACTGGCGTAATGAATCGAACACTTTCTATGTTTGGTACAAGTTGGTCACAGATATGGAGTACAATCACTAATTTTGTTAGTAGTATATGGAATACTGTTACAAGCTGGTTCAGTCGAGTTGCTTCGAGTGTAGCTGAAAAAATGGGACAAGCACTAAACTTTATTATCACAAAAGGTTCTGAATGGGTTTCTAATATTTGGAATACAGTTACAAGTTTCGCAAGTAAAGTAGCTGATGGGTTTAAAAGAGTTGTCTCAAATGTAGGTGACGGCATGAGTGATGCACTTGGTAAGATTAAAAGTTTCTTCGGCGACTTCTTAAATGCTGGTGCAGAATTAATCGGCAAAGTAGCTGAGGGTGTAGCCAATGCTGCGCACAGAGTTGTTAGTGCAGTAGGCGATGCAATTTCATCTGCATGGGACTCTGTAACTTCATTCGTAAGTGGACACGGTGGGGGTAGCGGTTTAGGCAAAGGTTTAGCAGTATCACAAGCTAAAGTTATTGCTACAGACTTTGGCAGTGCCTTTAATAAAGAGCTATCATCTACACTTACAGATAGTATAGTAGATCCCGTAAGTACTTCTATAGACAGACACATGACTGGCGATGTTCAACATAGCTTAAAAGAAAATAATAGACCTATTGTGAATGTAACTATTAGAAACGAGGGGGACCTTGATTTAATCAAATCACGCATTGATGATATAGACGCTATAGACGGAAGTTTCAACTTATTATAAGGGAGGTTTGTTAGTTGATAGCGCACGATATAGAAGTAATAAGGAATGGTTCGCAGTATCGCGTCAGTGACAACCCTTTCACTTATAATCACTTGGAAGTAGTTGAATATAACGTTACAGGCGCAGGCTATCATCGTAACTATTCTGACATAGAAGGTATCGATGGTAGATTTCATAATTTTGCTAAAGAAGAACTTAAAAAAGTAGAGCTTAAGTTAAGGTATAAAGTACCTAAAATTGCTTATGCTTCACATTTAAAGTCAGACGTCCAAGCACTATTTGCTGGACGTTTTTATTTAAGGGAATTAGCTACACCAGACAATTCAATTAAGTATGAGCATATATTAGATATACCAAAAGACAAACAAGCATTTGAGCTTGATTATGTTGATGGACGACAACTTTTTGTAGGACTAGTAAGTGAAGTTTCTTTTGACACAACACAAACATCAGGGGAATTTTCTTTGTCGTTTGAAACAACCGAACTACCATACTTTGAAAGTGTCGGTTATAGTACTGATCTTGAAAGTAATAACGACCCTGAAAAATGGTCGGTACCTGATAGATTGCCTACAAACGAAGGTGATAAGAGGCGTCAAATGACATTTTACAACACAAACTCTGGAGAAGTTTATTATAACGGTGATGTTCCTTTAACACAGTTTAATCAGTTTAATATAGTTGAAATAGAGTTAGCTGAAGATGTTAAAGCTAATGATAAGGATGGATTCACTTTCTATACAGATAAAGGAAATATCTCAGTTATTAAGGAAGTTGATTTAAAAGCCGGAGATAAAATAATTTTTGACGGTAAACATACCTATAGAGGTTATTTAAATATAGATTCTTTTAATAAAACTTTAGAACAACCGGTTTTATATCCAGGTTGGAATCGATTCAAGTCTAATAAAGTAATGAAACAAATTACATTTAGACACAAATTATATTTTAGATAAGGAGTAGCCTATGCCAATTTTATTAAAAAGCTTACAAGGTGTAGGGCATGCAATTAACATTAGTACTAAAGTCAGTAAAAAGTTAAATGAAGATAGTTCTTTGGATTTAACAATTATTGAAAACGCGAGTACGTTTGACGCAATAGGTGCTATCACTAAAATGTGGACGATCACTCATGTTGAAGGTGAAGATGATTTCAACGAATATGTAATTGTCATACTTGATAAGTCTACTATTGGCGAAAAAATAAGGCTTGATATCAAAGCTAGGCAAAAAGAACTTGATGATCTTAACAATTCTAGGATTTACCAAGAGTATAACGAAAGTTTTACAGGCGTTGAGTTCTTCAATACTGTCTTTAAAGGAACGGGTTATAAGTATGTATTACATCCAAAAGTAGATGCATCTAAATTCGAGGGATTAGGCAAAGGAGATACACGATTAGAAATCTTTAAAAAAGGACTTGAGCGTTATCACCTCGAATATGAATACGATGCAAAGACTAAAACGTTTCATTTGTATGATGAATTATCTAAGTTTGCCAATTATTACATTAAAGCTGGTGTGAATGCTGATAACGTCAAAATACAAGAAGATGCATCTAAATGTTATACCTTTATTAAAGGTTATGGTGATTTTGATGAACAACAGACTTTTGCAGAAGCGGGACTACAAATTGAATTCACTCATCCATTAGCACAATTGATAGGTAAAAGAGAAGCGCCACCACTTGTTGATGGACGTATTAAAAAAGAAGATAGTTTAAAAAAAGCAATGGAGCTAGTGATAAAGAAAAGTGTCACTGCTTCCATTTCCTTAGACTTTGTAGCGTTACGTGAACATTTCCCAGAAGCTAACCCTAAAATAGGTGATGTTGTTAGAGTGGTGGATTCTGCCATAGGATATAACGACTTAGTGAGAATAGTCGAAATCACTACACATAGAGATGCGTACAATAATATCACTAAGCAAGATGTAGTATTAGGAGACTTTACAAGGCGTAATCGTTATAACAAAGCAGTTCATGATGCTGCAAATTATGTTAAAAGCGTAAAATCTACAAAATCAGACCCATCTAAAGAACTAAAAGCATTAAACGCAAAAGTTAACGCAAGTTTATCTATAAATAATGAATTGGTTAAGCAGAATGAAAAAATAAACGCTAAAGTCGATAAGATGAATACTAAAACAGTTACAACTGCTAATGGTACGATCATGTACGACTTTACTAGTCAATCAAGTATAAGAAACATCAAATCAATTGGAACGATTGGCGACTCTGTAGCTAGAGGGTCGCACGCAAAAACTAATTTCACAGAAATGTTAGGCAAGAAATTGAAAGCTAAAACGACTAATCTTGCAAGAGGTGGCGCAACAATGGCAACAGTTCCAATAGGTAAAGAAGCGGTAGAAAACAGCATTTATAGACAAGCAGAGCAAATAAGAGGAGACCTAATCATATTACAAGGCACTGATGATGACTGGTTACACGGTTATTGGGCAGGCGTACCGATAGGCACTGATAAAACGGATACAAAAACGTTTTACGGTGCCTTTTGTTCTGCAATTGAAGTTATTAGAAAGAATAATCCAGATTCAAAAATACTAGTGATGACAGCTACAAGACAATGCCCTATGAGTGGTACAACAATACGCCGTAAAGACACGGACAAAAACAAACTAGGGTTAACACTTGAGGACTATGTAAACGCTCAAATATTAGCTTGTAGTGAGTTAGATGTACCAGTGTTTGACGCATATCACACAGATTACTTTAAGCCATACAATCCAGCTTTTAGGAAAGCGAGCATGGAGGACGGCTTACACCCTAACGAAAAAGGTCACGAGGTTATTATGTACGAGTTAATCAAGGATTATTACAGTTTTTACGACTAAAGGAGGCAACCAATGGCTTACGGATTAATTACAAGTTTACATTCAATGACAGGTCGGAAAATAGTTGCTCAACATGAGTATAACTATCGCTTGTTAGATGAAGGTATGAGCAAACTTGAGAAAATGTTTATATACCATCAAAAAGAAGAAATATACGCACACTCAGCGAAACAAATTAAATACTTGAATGACAGTGTTGAAGATTATTTAACGTATTTAAATGGCCGTTTTAGCAATATGATTCTAGGCCATAACGGCGACGGTATCAATGAAGTAAAAGACGCGCGTATTGATAATACAGGTTATGGTCATAAGACATTGCAAGATCGTTTGTATCATGATTATTCAACACTAGATGCTTTCACTAAAAAGGTTGAGAAAGCTGTAGATGAACACTATAAAGAATATCGAGCGACAGAATACCGATTCGAACCAAAAGAGCAAGAACCGGAATTTATCACTGATTTATCGCCATATACAAATGCAGTAATGCAATCATTTTGGGTAGACCCTAGAACGAAAATTATTTATATGACGCAAGCTCGTCCAGGTAATCATTACATGTTATCTAGATTGAAGCCCAACGGACAATTTATTGATAGATTGCTTGTTAAAAACGGCGGTCACGGTACACACAATGCGTATAGATACATTGATGGAGAATTATGGATTTATTCAGCTGTATTGGACAGTAACAAAAACAACAAGTTTGTACGTTTCCAATATAGAACTGGAGAAATAACTTATGGCAACGAAATGCAAGACGTTATGCCAAATGTATTTAACGATAGATATACGTCAGCAATTTATAATCCTATAGAAAACTTAATGATTTTTAGACGTGAATATAAAGCTTCTGAGCAACAAGCTAAGAATTCGTTGAACTTTGTTGAGGTTAGAAGTGCTGACGATATTGATAAAGGTATAGACAAAGTATTGTATCAAATGGATATACCTATGGAATACACTTCAGATACACAACCTATGCAAGGTATCACTTATGATGCAGGTATCTTATATTGGTATACAGGTGATTCGAATACAGCCAACCCTAACTACTTACAAGGTTTCGATATAAAAACAAAAGAATTGTTATTTAAACGACGTATCGATATTGGTGGTGTGAATAATAACTTTAAAGGAGACTTCCAAGAAGCTGAGGGTCTAGATATGTATTACGATCTAGAAACAGGACGCAAAGCGCTTTTAATAGGGGTAACTATTGGACCTGGTAACAACAGACATCACTCAATTTATTCCATCGGCCAAAGAGGTGTTAACCAATTCTTAAAAAACATCGCACCTCAAGTATCGATGACTGATTCAGGTGGACGTGTTAAACCGTTACCAGTGCAAAACCCAGCATATCTAAGTGATGTTACTGAAATTGGTAATTACTACTTATACTCTCAAGACACAAAGAACGCACTAGATTTCCCGTTGCCTAAAGAATTTAGAGATGCAGGTTGGTTTTTTGATGTATTACCTGGACATTATAACGGTGCGGTAAGACAAGTACTCACTAGAAATAGCACAGGTAGAAATATGCTCAAATTTGAGCGTGTTATCGACATTTTCAACAAGAAAAACAACGGTTCGTGGAACTTTAACCCGCAAAGTGCAGGTTTTTGGGAACATATTCCGAAAAGCATTACTAAGCTATCTGATTTAAAAATTGTTGGTTTAGACTTCTATATCACTACAGAAGAATCAAAGAGGTTTACTGATTTCCCTAAAGACTTCAAAGGTATTGCAGGTTGGATATTAGAAGTAAAATCGAATACACCAGGCAACACAACACAAGTGTTAAGACGTAATAACTTCCCGTCAGCCCACCAATTCTTATTAAGAAACTTTGGTACTGGTGGCGTTGGTAAATGGAGTTTATTCGAGGGAAAGGTGGTTGAATAATGGTAGTAGATAATTTTTCGAAAGATGATAACTTAATCGAGTTACAAACAACATCACAATATAATCCAGTTATTGACACAAACATCAGTTTCTATGAATCAGATAGAGGAACTGGTGTTTTAAATTTTGCAGTAACTAAGAATAATAAGCCGTTATCAATCAGCAAACATAATGCGATGACTAGTATTGTGCTTAAGACGGATAACTTCGACGATGAACACGGCGCTTATATTAGTGATGAACTTACAATTGTTGATGCAATTAATGGACGAATGCAATACGTTATCCCAAACGAGTTCTTAAAATACACTGGTCGAGTACATGCGCAAGCATATTTTACTCAAAACGGTAGCAATAACGTTATTGTAGAGCGTCAATTTAGCTTCAATATTGAGAATGATTTAATTAGTAACTTTGACGGTAAAACGAAGTTAGTTTATATCAAATCAATTCAGGACTTAACAGAAAGCGTTAAAGAAGAAGTTGAGGACTTAAAGAAAAGTTTAAGTGATACAAAATCGTTGGTTACTGAAATTGATAGTCGTATTAATCAAGGTATTCAAAGATTAGAAATCAAACAAAATGAAGCGGTACAGATGATTACAACAACACAAGACAAAGCCGTTCAATATATAAATAGCGAGTTCCAGAAAATTGTTGATAAGGAGCAAGCGATCTACAAAAGATTGAGTGAGATTGAAAAGCAAATCAGTGACGCTGACCTTGTCAAAGACAACTCGACAGTCAATTGGCAAAAGTCTAAAATTACTGATGATTACGGTAAAGCAATTGAATCGTCTGAGCAGTCCATAGATAGCGTTTTAAGCGCAGTTAACACATCTAGGATTATTCATATTACTAATGCAACAGATGCGCCAGAAAAGACGGATATAGGCACGTTAGAGAAGCCTGGACAAGATGGTGTTGATGACGGTTCTTCGTTCGATGAATCAACTTATACATCAAGCAAATCTGGTGTGTTAGTTGTTTATGTTGTTGATAATAATACTGCTCGTGCAACATGGTACCCAGATGATTCAAACGATGAGTACACAAAATACAAAATCTACGGCACATGGTACCCGTTTTATAAAAAGAATGATGGAAACTTAACTAAGCAATTTGTTGAAGAAACATCTAACAACACACTGAATCAAGCTAAACAGTATGTAGATGATAAATTCGGAACAACGAGCTGGCAACAACATAAGATGACAGAGGCGAATGGTCAATCAATTCAAGTTAACTTAAATAATGCGCAAGGCGATTTGGGATATTTAACTGCTGGTAATTACTATGCAACAAGAGTGCCGGATTTACCAGGTAGCGTTGAAAGTTATGAGGGTTATTTATCGGTATTCGTTAAAGATGATACAAACAAGCTATTTAACTTCACGCCTTATAACTCTAAAAAGATTTACACACGATCAATCACAAACGGCAGACTTGAGCAACAGTGGACAGTTCCTAATGAACATAAGTCAACGGTATTGTTCGACGGTGGAGCAAATGGTGTAGGTACAACAATCAATCTAACCGAACCATACACAAACTATTCTATTTTATTAGTAAGTGGAACTTATCCAGGTGGCGTTATTGAGGGATTCGGACTAACCGCATTACCTAACGCAATTCAATTAAGTAAAGCGAATGTAGTTGACTCAGACGGTAACGGGGGCGGTATTTATGAGTGCTTACTATCCAAAACAAGTAGCACTACTTTAAGAATAGATAACGATGTGTATTTCGATTTAGGCAGAACAACAGGTTCTGGCGCTAATGCAAACAAAGTTACTATAACCAAAATTATGGGGTGGAAATAATGAAAATCACAGTAAACGATAAAAACGAAGTTATCGGATACGTTAATACTGGCGGTTTACGCAATAGTTTAGATGTAGACGATAATAATGTGCCTATAAAATTTAAAGAAGAGTTCGAACCTAGAAAGTTTGTATTCACTAACGGCGAAATTAAATACAACAACAATTTTGAAAAAGAAGATGATTCGAACACACCAAGTCAACAAACTGCAACAGATTTGAGTGATGAGGAACTTCGCGGAATGGTTGCGAGTATGCAAATGCAGGTGACGCAAGTAAATATTTTGGCGATGGAATTAAAGCAACAAAACGCTATGTTAACACAACAGTTGACTGAACTAAAAGCTGGTAAAACAAATACAGAGGGGGACGTTTAAATGGAGAAAATTAAGATGATTTATCCAACTTTCAAGGACATTAAAACTTTTTATGTGTGGGGTTGTTACAAAAACGAGCAAATTAAGTGGTATGTAGATATGGGTGTAATCGACAAAGAAGAATACGCATTAATCACTGGAGAAAAATATCCAGAGACAAAAGATGAAAAGTCGCAGGTGTAATGCTTGTGGCTTTTTAATTTAACACAAAGTAGGTGACATAGTGTTTGGTTTTATCAAACGACGTGAGCACGAATGGCGAATTATGCGCTTAGAAGAAAACACTAAGGACACGTTTAAAAAACTAGATAGCATTGAAAACAGTTTAAGAACACAAGAAAAAATTTATGACAAGTTAGATAGAAACTTCGAAGAATTAAGGCGCGATAAGATTGAAGATGAAAAAAATAAGGAAAAAAATGCCAAAAATATTAGAGATATCAAGATGTGGATTCTTGGATTAATAGGGACGATACTAAGTACGTTTGTTATAGCAATATTAAAAACAATATTCGGTATTTAAAGGAGGTGATTACCGTGCTTAAAGGGATTTTAGGATATAGCTTCTGGGCGTGCTTCTGGTTTGGTAAATGTAAATAACAGTTAAGAGTCAGTGCTTCGGCACTGGCTCTTTATTTTGATTGAAATGAGGTGCATACATGGGATTACCTAATCCAAAGACTCGAAAACCTACAGCAAGCGAAGTAGCTGAGTGGGCAAAGTCGAATATTGGTAAGAGGATTAATATAGATAATTACCGGGGCAGCCAGTGTTGGGATACACCTAACTATATTTTTAGTAGATATTGGGGTTTTAGAACGTGGGGAAACGCTAAGGATATGGCTAATTACAGATATCCTAAGGGTTTCCGATTTTATCGTTATTCATCTGGATTTGTACCGGAGCCCGGAGACATAGCAGTTTGGCATCCAGGAAATGGAATCGGCTCAGACGGACATACTGCAATCGTAGTGGGACCATCTAATAAAAGTTATTTCTATAGTGTCGATCAAAATTGGATTAATTCTAATAGTTGGACAGGTTCGCCTGGTGCATTAATCAGACATGGATATGCGAGCGTTACAGGCTTTGTCAGACCTCCATACTCAAAAGATACTAGCAAACCTAGCAATACTAATACAAGTTCAGCATCAAAAGCCAATGACTCAACAATTACTGGCGAAGCGAAGAAACCGCAATTTAAAGAAGTTAAAACAGTAAAATACACTGCTTACAGCAATGTTTTAGATAAAGAAGAGCACTTTATAGACCATATCGTTGTATGGGGAGATGAACGCTCAGATATTCAAGGATTATATATAAAAGAATCAATGCATATGCGTTCTGTAGACGAACTGTACACGCAAAGAAATAAGTTTATCAGCGATTATGAAATACCACATTTATATGTCGATAGAGAGGCTACATGGCTTGCTAGACCAACCAATTTTGATGACCCGCGTCACCCTAATTGGCTAGTTATTGAAGTATGTGGTGGTCAAACAGATAGTAAGCGTCAATTCTTAATGAACCAAATACAAGCTTTGATACGGGGTGTATGGTTGTTGTCAGGAACAGATAAAGAATTATCTGAAACGACGTTAAAGGTAGACCCTAATATTTGGCGTAGTATGAAAGATTTAATTAATTACGACTTGATTAAGCAAGGTATACCAGATAACGCAAAGTATGAGCAAGTTAAAAAGAAAATGCTCGAGACATACATTAAACGAGATATATTGACGCGAGAAAACATTAAAGAAGTAACGACAAAAACGACGATACGAATTAGCGATAAAACATCAGTTGACAGCGCATCCAAAAGAGGACCCACTCCGTCAGACAAAAAACCAAGCATCGTTACTGAAACAAGTCCGTTCACATTCCAGCAAGCACTGGATAGACAAATGGCAAGAGGTAACCCGAAAAAATCTCATACATGGGGCTGGGCTAATGCAACACGAGCACAAACGAGCTCGGCAATGAATGTTAAGCGAATATGGGAAAGTAACACGCAATGCTACCAAATGCTTAATTTAGGAAAGTATCAAGGCATTTCAGTTAGTGCGCTTAACAAAATACTTAAAGGAAAAGGAACGCTCGACGGACAAGGCAAAGCATTCGCGGAAGCTTGTAAGAAAAACAACATTAACGAAATTTATTTGATCGCGCACGCTTTCTTAGAAAGTGGATACGGAACAAGTAACTTCGCTAGTGGTAGATACGGTGCATATAATTACTTCGGTATTGGTGCATTCGACAACGACCCTGATTATGCAATGAAATTTGCTAAGAATAAAGGTTGGACATCTCCAGCAAAAGCAATCATGGGCGGTGCTGGCTTCGTAAGAAAGGATTACATCAACAAAGGGCAGAATACACTGTACAGAATCAGATGGAATCCTAAGAATCCAGCTACACACCAATACGCTACTGCTATAGAGTGGTGCCAACATCAAGCTAGTACAATCGCTAAGCTATATAAACAAATCGGCTTAAAAGGTATCTTCTTCACAAGAGATAAATATAAATAAAGAGGTGTGTAAATGTACAAAATAAAAGACATTGAAACGCGAATAAATAACAAAACTGTTGATATCGGCGACATCGGTTGTCGCTTCTACACAGAAGACGAAAACACAGCTTATGTCAGAATCGGAATCAACGACGAAAAAGGCAGAATCAACTTCAAAGAAAGTAATTTGACACCTAAGTTACATCTATTCACGGAAGATGGTTCTATATTCAAAAATGAGCCCGTTACAATCGAAGATTACAGTAATAAACAGTGTGACATAGCCAAAGAATTAAAAATAGGACATGTGAGTCTATACAGAAACTTAGGCAATTTCGTTTTAACTAAAACTAATGAATTAATGTATTCAGACGGTGTGCATCCTAACAAAATAGGTGGATACGCAATTTCAAATGTAATATACGACAGATTATTAAGAATCTAATTTAAAGCTAACCTTTCGAGGTTGGCTTTTTATTTTGGATAAAAGGAGATAAGAATATGATTAATTGGAAAATTAGAATGAAACAAAAATCATTTTGGGTAGCGATATTGTCAGCTATCTTTTTATTTGCTCAAAACATCACAAAAGCTATTGGGTATGATATTCAAGTTTATACAGAGCAATTAACAGACGGTTTAAACGCTATATTAGGATTTTTAGTATTAACTGGTGTGATTCAAGACCCGACTACTAAAGGTATAGGTGATAGCCACCAAGCTTTAGAATATGAAGAACCAAGAAGAAAATACTAGGAGGTAAAATAATGAAAACATACAGTGAAGCAAGAGCAAGGTTACGTTGGTATCAAGGTAGATATATTGATTTTGACGGTTGGTATGGTTACCAATGTGCCGATTTAGCAGTTGATTATATTTATTGGCTATTAGGTATTAGAATGTGGGGGAATGCAAAAGATGCAATCAATAACGATTTTAAAAATATGGCAACAGTATATGAAAACACACCATCGTTTGTTCCACAAATAGGTGATGTGGCTGTATTTACCAAAGGAATATATAAACAATACGGTCATATTGGTTTAGTGTTTAATGGCGGTAATACAAATCAATTTTTAATTTTGGAACAAAACTATGACGGTAACGCAAATACGCCTGCAAAGTTACGTTGGGATAATTACTATGGCTGTACACACTTTATTAGACCTAAATATAAAAGTGAGGGCTTAATGAATAAGATCACAAATAAAATTAACCCACCTGCTCAAAAAGTGGTCGGTAAATCTGCAAGTAAAATAACAGTTGGAAGCAAAGCGCCTTACAATCTTAAATGGTCAAAAGGTGCTTATTTTAATGCGAAAATAGACGGTTTAGGCGCTACATCGGCTACTAGATACGGTGATAATCGTACTAACTATAGATTTGATGTTGGGCAAGCTGTATACGCGCCTGGAACATTAATATATGTGTTTGAAATTATAGATGGTTGGTGTCGTATTTACTGGAATAACCATAATGAGTGGATATGGCATGAGAGATTGATTGTGAAAGAAGTGTTTTAATATAATGTTTGCTTAAATGTTGTATTGTGATATAATAACATTATTCTTTAGATAACATTTCTCTCAAGATTTAAATGTAGATAACAGGCAGGTACTTCGGTACTTGCCTATTTTTTTATGTTATAGCTAGCCTTCGGGCTAGTTCTT